TCAAGAACACCTACTACGAATGGCAGACAGACGTTTTGGCTGCGGCCTCAGCTTCTAACGCCGCTCTCGAAGGTGACGACATTTCTTCGTTCACTGCTGTTACGCCAACCGCACGCGTTGGTAACTACACGCAGATCAGCACGAAGAACGTCGTAATCTCCGGTACGCTTGAAGCAGTCGATAAGGCTGGTCGTCGTAACGAAATGACCTATCAGCTTGCTAAGCTGGGTTCGGAACTGAAGCGTGACATGGAAAGCGCATTGCTTGCCAACCAAGCTTCGGTTGCTGGTAACACCACAACTGCACGTCGTACTGCTGGTCTGCCTGCGTGGTTGACTTCGAACACCTCGTTCGGTTCAGGTGGTGCGAACCCAACTGTTGGCTCGACCCCAACTGCTGCTCGTACCGATGGTACGCAGCGTGCGTTCACGGAAACCCTGTTGAAGGGTGTTATCCAGAGCGTCTGGACTTCGGGTGGTACGCCTAAGATGCTGATGGTTGGTCCGTTCAACAAGACGGTCGCTTCCGGTTTCACAGGTATCGCCACACGTTTCCGTGACGTTCCTGCCGGTCAGCAGGCGCAAATCATCGGCGCAGCCGACGTATATGTGTCTGACTTCGGTACGGTCAACATCGTTCCTAACCGCTTCCAGCGTGACCGCGATGCGTTCATCGTCGATCCTGACTACGCATCGTTGGCAGTTCTTCGTCCAATCCAGAAAATGGACTTGGCGAAAACTGGTGACGCCGAGAAGGCTCTGTTGCTTGTTGAGTACGGTCTGAAGGTGAACAACCAAGCCGCTCACGGTATCGTAGCTGACTTGACCACTTCGTAAGAAGGTCTATCTGGGTGAGGGGGCATAACGCCCCCTCATCTAACTATTGAGGGTTTTATGACTAAACGCCTTATCAACGACGATGCTTTCACAGGCGTCAAAACTTTTTACGATTATGATGCCGGTAAGGACGAAGCGATCATCTCGAAAGAGCAAGACGTTTCCGCAATCATCGAGCAGAACAAACGCGAATTTAACGATGCGCCCGAACGTTGGGGTGAGTGGACAAAGGTTGGCAGCATCCCGATTTCAGTGTATTATGAACTTGAGCGCCAAGGTATAACTAAAGACCAAGAGGCGATGAAGAAGTGGCTGAACGATCCTGACAATCGTTACTTCCGCACAAGGCCGGGGACTGTTTAATGGCGATTACGACGTATTCAGAGTTGAGGACCGCAGTCGCCGATTGGCTCAATCGATCCGATCTGGCGGCTGCTATTCCGAACTTCATCTCGCTTGCTGAAGCGCAGATGAGCCGCCAAATCCGTCACCGTAAGATGGTGACGCGTGCGACCGCAACTATGGATACGCCGTACTTTGCTGTTCCTGCTGACTGGAAAGAAACAATCCGGTTCCAGTTGAACACAAACCCAATTACTCCGCTGCTCTACGTCACGCCGGAACAGCTTCTCGAAGACAGCTACTCCTACAGTTCCGCAGGCCAACCACTGTTCTTCACGACCGTTGGCCAGCAGTTCGAAGTTCTGCCGCAGCCGGATGGGTCTTATGACGCGGAACTTCTCTACTACGCCAAGCTGACGCCATTGTCTGACGCAGCGCCGACTAACTGGCTTTTGACTGAAAGCCCAGACATCTACCTATACGGCACGCTGGCTCAGTCCTCGCCGTACTTAAAGGAAGATGAACGCACCGCCATCTGGACTTCTTTGTACGAGAAGCTGGTAGAAGATATGCGCATCGCCGACGAGCGTGCGCGTATTGGTTCGTCTAAACTGAAACCCCGCATAAGGACATTCGGATGAGTTTTTCTAATTATCTTGAGAACAAAGTTCTCGGCCATGTGTTTGGCGCAACGCCGTACACCGCACCTGCCACTTTGTATGTCGGCCTGTTTACGTCTGATCCGGGCGAAGGCGGCGGGGGCACAGAAGTTTCTGGTGGCTCCTACGCTCGACAAACGATTGCGTTCACAGTAACGGCCAATCAGGCGTCCAACACGGCGGCTGTTGAGTTCCCAACTGCGACTGCTTCGTGGGGCACAGTGACCTATGCTGCGGTCTTCGATGCAGTTTCTAGCGGCAATATGCTTGCCTATGGTGCGTTGTCCACGAGCAAGACGATTGCAAGCGGTGACGTTCTCCGTATTCCTGCGGCTGACTTCGACATCAATCTGGACTAAGTAGATGGCTGGCTACGGCAGCGGTCTATACGGACGCGGTAATTACGGAATAGACCCCAAAGAGGCGTCTATCACCGTTAATGCCGCGTCTAGTGCTGCCGTAACCGCCAATCGTGTTCAGAGTATTTCCGTCGCGTCTAGCGCGGTATCATCTACGACTGTCGTAGCGAACCGCGTTCAGAGCGCATCTGCAACATCGACAGCTACATCGTCCGCGACTGTCACCGCCAACCGAGTTGCGTTTGCGTCGATTACAACGACGGCAACATCTAGCGTCTCAGTGGCCGCTCAAAGGCTGGCTGTGGCCTCGATCACAGTTAACGCGCAGTCGTCCACCTCTGTCACTGCTAACCGCGTCCAGAGCGTTTCTGTGGCCGTTAACGCAGCATCGTCGGTCAGCGTCTCGGCTATCCGCTACGCCGACATTGTGGTTTCATCTACGGCCACATCATCGACATCCGTTGCAGCGCAGAGGATTGCTCTTGCAAGCGTAACGGACACCGCGACATCGAGCGTGTCGGTAGACGCAAATAGGGTTGCGCTGGCGGCAGTAACGTCGAACGCCACATCGTCAGTAAGCGTATCGCTTCAAGGTGTGTTCCTTGTGATCGTCACATCGAATGCGACATCATCGACAAGCGTTACCGTAAACCGCCGAATGACGGCTGCTGCTAATTGTAACGCCCAATCAAGCGTCACGATTAACGCCACAAAGAAGTGGGAGCCGCAGCCAATTACGCCAGAAACGTGGACTGCGGAGACTGATACATCTGAGACTTGGACACCCGTCGAAGCGATTGCAGAAACTTGGACACCGCAATCAATAACAAACGAGACATGGACGCCAATTTCTGATACAGCAGAAATATGGCAGCAAGCTGCGTGAGGACTTAAATGGCTGATACAACCACAACAAACCTTGGATTAACGAAACCTGAAGTCGGCGCGTCCGCCGATACTTGGGGGACAAAGGTTAATACCGATCTCGATTTAGTCGATGCTCTCTTTGCCGCCAATGGCACAGGGACATCCGTTGGCTTAAATGTCGGTGCAGGCAAGACGCTGGCCATCGCGGGCAACGTGTCCGCCAATGGCGCGACGATCAGCCCAACGGAACTTAGCTATCTGGATACTGTTTCTTCAAACATCCAGACGCAGCTTAACGCCAAAGAGCCGACGATCACGACGTTAGGTGTTGCCAAGGGTGGCACAGGCACAGCCACTGCCTTCACCGCTGGCTCCGTCGTGTTTGCTGGCGCTTCTGGCGTATACACGCAGGACAATGCTAACCTGTTCTGGGATAATACTAACGACCGATTGGGTATTGGTATAAGTTCGCCAGCAGAACGATTGGACGTTAACGGAAACGCGAAAATATCTAGCGGCTCATCCTTCTATTGGGGTGACGCAACCTCGCAGATTACTGCAACGAACTCCGGTCCTATGCGTTTCCTTGTCGGTAATGGTGGCGAGAAGGTTCGCATCGATAGCAGCGGCAACGTCGGGATTGGTACGAGTTCGCCGGGTGCAAAACTTCACACGGTCAGCACAGCCGGTTTTACTGCACCTAACCTTCTTTGCACTGATACCGTCGGCACGTTCCGTGTTGTGTTCCAATCTAGCCTTTACGCTGGCGTTCCCGCGAACAAACCTTGGCTGCACTCATATGACGATATGTACATTGGGTCGGATGCTACAACTTCGTTCAACGTCATATCTGGCGGGGTTAATAGGTTTAATCTCAATAATAGCGGCAATGTCGGGATTGGTACGACTGCGCAAGGTATGCCATTTGAGGTAGTAAAAAATGGAACCGATAGCAGCCTTGGCTATTCTAGCGTCAGCAAGTTTGTAGACGGTTCTGGCAACAAGGGGCTGATAGTAGGATACGATAACTCTGCGCAGACTACCGTCCTCACCGCCAACTCAACAGCCGCGTCATCGAACATGGCGTTTTGGACATACGAAGCTGGCGGCTCAGGTTGGGGTGAGCGTATGCGCATCGCCGCCAGCGGCAACGTCGGGATTGGTACGAGTTCGCCAGCGGCAAAGTTGGATGTTAATGGAAACATTATTGTTCGTGCCTCAAATGACATACTTGATACGGGTGTGTTTGGGAATGCAGGCTACATCCAAACATATAACAATGCCTCCGGCATTGCGGCCATACCGATGCGTTTCCTTACCGGTACAGCAGAACGCGCCCGCATCGACAGCAACGGCAACTTGCTGGTGGGGACGACGAGTGCTGTTCAAAGGATTACCGCTTTTGGAAATCTTAGCGGAAACAATGCTGCCGATTGCGGGATTGCTATTCTCCGCGCTGGTACAACCTATGGCTCAAACCTGTACCATACATATAGCACGACAACGGGTAGTGAGGCTTTCGGCCTTACAGTCAACGACAACACAACGATGACCGACGCGCTTTACACTAAGTACCTTGTAGGCTCAAATGGTGTGCATGTCTGGTATGGCGCTAACAACACCGCAGAACGTATGCGCATTGACACCGCTGGCAAAGTGTTGATTGGGGCTGCTGCGACAGCAGGTTACTTTGACGGCGCGATAAATGTTGCAGGCTACTCATGCTTTAAGGTGTCAGGCAGCAGCATTACACCCGTGCAGATAATCTGGAATAACGCAGACAGCGGAGATAACGAATTTATTTCGTTCTTCACAAACAGTGGCGCAACTTTCCGGGGCGGGATTACATACAACCGCACCGCCGGTATAACTGCGTATAACACCACTTCTGATTATCGAGCCAAAGATATTCTTGGTCCAGTCACGGACACAGGTGAAACGATTGACGCGCTAAAGGTCTACAGCGGTAAGATGAAAGGCGCGACGATTGCCCGCCCAATGCTTGTCGCTCACGAAGCGCAAGAAGTTGTGCCTTACGCAGTCACGGGCGAGAAGGACGCCGTCAACGAGGATGGAACTGACAAGTATCAGCAGATGGATCACCAGTCATTCATCCCGCTCCTCATTGCAGAAGTTCAATCACTCCGCGCCCGCGTGGCCGAACTAGAAGGAAAGTAAAATGGAAACCACTTGGAAAGTATCGCAGCTTGACTGCTACCCAGAGTTTGAAGGTAACGCTGACATTGTGTTCACCGTGCATTGGTCGGTTGCCGCACAGGACGGCGAGTTCTCTGGTTACAGCTACGGCGCGCAATCCCTAACGCTCGATCCAGAAGCGACCTTCACACCATTCGCCAGCCTGACCGAAGCGCAGGTAATCGGTTGGGTACACGCTGCAATGGGCGAAGAAGCTGTTGCCGCAGTTGAAGCAAGCCTTGCAACTCAAATCGAGAACGCCAAGAACCCGCCAGTTGTTAATCCACCTCTTCCTTGGGGCTAAAGGAAAAGCACGATGGATACAAGCTTCGGCCTTGATACCCTTCTAACTGTAATCGCTGGCGTCTTCGGCCTTATTGGCGTGTGGACGCAGTTGAGCAACCGCCTTGCAATTCTTGAGACGAAGCTAGACTACGGCGAGGAAAAGTTCAACGCTATCGATAAAAAGTTCGACGAGGTGATGATGCACCTCCGCCGGATCGAAGACAAGCTGGATCATAAGGCAGATCGGTAATGAAGTGGTTCCTGCTACCCCTTGCGGCTTTGGCCCTCATGGGTTGCGAAGACCGCTATCGTTACGACTGCCAAGACCCAGAGAACTGGCAGGAGGAAATCTGCAAGAAGCCCAAGTGTGTAGCTATGGGCTACTGCACCGAATGGCTGATTGATACAGGTGAGAACGAATTTGTCGAAGAAGGTTAAATACTGGTCGCCAGAGGAACTGCTGCGTTTCATCGTCGGCGTTGTGCTTTCGTTTACGCTGATGTTTATTGTGGCGACTGTGCTGTATTCGCTGATATTCGTGTCGCAGCCGATGGAGGGCCAGTCCCCCAACGACGCAGAATTTTTTAAGCTAATCAACCCGATAGCTACGTTTATCGTTGGGGCATTGGCGGGGCTTATGGCGGGGCAGGGCAATGGCTCTATGAAACCCAAGAAGCCAGACGAAGGAGAAGACAATGAGTTTCCTGAATAGTTTTGAAAGCAAAAGCGACGGCGTGAATGATACCGTTGAGTTTGTTGTGCGCGTGGCTATCGTCACGCTATCGGCAGTTATCCTTGTTGTCGTGCTGACACTGGCCGTAGGTCTGTTTGTCCCCAACGACGTTGTTGATAGCACGGCCATTATTGAGATGATTAACCCTGCGTTCCAGACCATCATCGGTGCATTCGTCGGCCTGCTGGGCGGGCTGAGCCTCAACGCCAATGCGCGTGACAAGGAGCCTGCGGTAGCGCCAGAACCAGAAGCACCCAAGCCATACAGCGATCCGAACGGCACAGTCTTTATTGATGAGCCTGAAGAGGACGAAGACGACGACATGGAGCCGTGGGAGAAGTATCGCAACGACCTACGCTACGACGTCAATGGCGACGGCGTGGTTGACGAAAACGACTTCCCTGATTGGCGGAGTGCTGGCAAATGAGCCTTGTTGAACTGCAAAAGAAGATAGGGGTAACGGCAGATGGCGCATTCGGTCCGGGTACTTTTAGGAAAGCTGCGGCTTTTTATAAGCTATCACCTGATCGTGCTGCACATTTCTTTGCTCAAACTGCGCATGAAAGCGGCGGCTTCAAAGCATTCTCGGAGAATTTGAACTATGGCGCAAAAGGACTTCGCAGCACTTTTGACAAGTATTTCCAGACTGAAGCAATTGCTAGGGCATATGAACGCCAGCCAAAAAAGATTGCTAATCGTGCATACGCAAACCGCATGGGCAATGGCGATGAAGCGTCTGGGGATGGCTGGAAGTTCCGTGGACGTGGCGCTCTCCAACTTACTGGAAAAGCAAATTACCAAGCTTTCGCAAGCTACATCGGACGACCCCAAATAATGGATAACCCCGACCTTGTGTCGGGTGAACTGTGTTTTGAGAGCGCGTTGTGGTTCTTTGACAAGAACAAATTGTGGGGCATCTGCGATCAAGGCGTCGGCGACGGCGCGATCCTCGCGCTGACGAAGCGCATTAACGGTGGCACGCACGGCCTCGATGACCGCAAGGCCAAGACGAAGAAGTACGCCGCATGGCTTTGATGCCTAACTCAATCCTGTTATATGCCGTTGGCGGTGCGCTTATTCTCGGTGCGGCCTCTGGATATAAAGTCCGTGACTGGCAGTGCGATGCCGCATACGCAAAGGCGCTGGAAAAAGCCGAGAAGCTACGGGCCAAAAAACAAGAGGTAGTAGATAATGTTTCGCAAACCTACGAATACGAACGAGATCAAGCCAATGTCGTGGCAACCGAACGAACCAACACTATTCGTGAAATATACAAAACGGTTCCTGCCACCCCTGCTGATTGCGCTGCTCCTGATGCTGTGCGCGGGTTGCTCGAAAGCGGTGTCCGTGACGCCAATGCCGCTTCCTCCGGCAAACCTAGCAGCGAAGTGTCCGACGCTGAGTAATCCGCCACTGGTACTGATCGACCCTGAACGGGCGCTCTGGGAAGCCGACATCATTGCAAAGTATACGGATTGTAGTGTAAAGCATCGCTTGACAGTTCAAGCATGGGAAGAGGCTGTAAAAATCCCAAATAAGTGATATAAGAACTTTAGTCTTACGCACAGGTAATTAAATGGCGCTTATCCCTATCAGTATCCCGCCGGGTGTTTACCGCAACGGAACCGAACTTGACAGTTCTGGCCGGTGGTATGACGTGAACCTTGTGCGCTGGGTTGAGGGGATGATGCGTCCCGTCGGTGGCTGGCAGGAGCGAACCACAACCGCTCTTACCGGTAAAGCCCGTGGCATGATCGCATGGCGCTCTAACAACAGCACCCGCTACATCTCCGTCGGTACGCACTCGAAGCTTTACGCTATTACACAGTCCAGTGTGATTGTGGACATCACGCCTGTCGGTTTTGTTCCCGGCAACCCGAATGCGTCTGTCGGTGGCGGCTATGGCGTCGGTCTTTACAGTGCTGGCTTTTACGGCACGCCGCGCCCAGACGTTGGCGTTGTTACCCCGGCCACGACATGGACGCTGGATACATGGGGCGAGTATCTCGTTGGCTGCTCAAACTTTGACGGCAAGATTTATGAGTGGCAGTTGGACACGACAACGCCGACAAAGGCTGCTGTCGTAACGAACGCACCGACATCTAACACTGGCGTTCTTGTCACGAACGAACGCTCGATGTTTGCTCTTGGCGCGTCTGGCAATCCGCGTAAGATTGCATGGTCCGATCTTGAGAACAATACGGTCTGGACGGCATCATCTACGAACCTTGCTGGTAGCCTAGAGCTACAAACGGGTGGCAAAATTATCACAGCCAAGCGTGTTCGTGGCCAAGTTCTCGTTCTTACGGACATTGACGCGCACGTCGTGTCCTATGTCGGCCAGCCATTTGTATATACATCTGAGTTCGCCGGTCGTGCTTGCGGCCTAGCTGGGCCGAATGCGATTGCTGTTCAGGATAACTTCGCGGTCTGGATGGGTTCGCGTGGCTTCTATATGTACGACGGCTACGTCAAGTCTGTGCCGTGCGAAGTGTCGGACTATGTGTTCTCCGACATCAACCAAGCGCAGATCAGCAAGGCTTACGCCGTCAACAACTCGCAGTTTGATGAGGTGTGGTTCTTCTATCCATCGGCCTCCAGCCAAGAGAACAACCGCTATGTAATCTGGAACTACGCCCAGAACAACTGGTCGATTGGCTCGTTGGGCCGTTCAGCCGGTATTGACCGTGGCGTGTTCGCCAACCCATTGATGGTGTCCGATGACGGCTTTATCTACGATCACGAGATCGGGATGAACCACGGGACGGAAAGCGTGTTCGCCGAGACAGGGCCGGTGCAGATTGGACAGGGCGACAATATCTTGTATATCAACGAGATGATCCCAGACGAACGCAACCAAGGCGAAGTCACTGCGACCTTCTCTTCTCGCTATTATCCAAATGGCGATAAGCAGACGTTCGGCCCCTATACCCTGACGAACCCTACATCTGTCCGCTTCAACGGCCGACAAATACAGATGAAGGTAACGGCCACCGGCAACACTGATTGGCGGGTTGGTACGCAGCGGCTCAATGCTATACCGGGTGGGCGTCGATGAGGCTCAAACTACCGCCAGCACCGGGCGCGTATAGTCCTGAGTATGACGCCCAGCGCAATCGTCTTATCGAGGCGTTTGCTACTGGCACTTACGCCAAAGGCGAAGATGTCGGCGTCTATCAGCCCGCAAAGCTAATCGCGTCTGACATGTCGTTTGTGACGACGGACACGCACACGCCGGAAACGGGAAGCCTGTCGTGGAACTCAGTTGATGAGACGCTTGACCTTGGCATGGGCGAAGGCGTCATCCAGCAAGTCGGCCTTGAGACATTTGCCCGCGTTCAGAATAACACAGGAAGCACCTTGTCGAAGGGAACTGTTGTTGGCTTTGCAGGGGCAGGCGCAAACAACACGCTGGTCGTCACAAAATATCTTGCTAATGGCTCTACGCCTTCGCTGTATATACTCGGCACCATGGCGCACGATCTGCCCGACAACGGCACAGTGGGCTACTGCACTGTTTTCGGCCACATTAGTGGCGTCAACACAAGTTCGTTCACCCTCGGTGATATTCTGTATGCGTCGCCCACAACGGCAGGTGCGCTGACAAAGACAAAGCCGACAGCGCCAGATAACGTCATTCCGGTTGCGGCGGTGTTGAAGGTCGGGACAACCGACGGCGAGATTTTTGTCCGGCCAACGATTGAGCAGCAATATTATTTCGGCCAGTTCACGCACAACACGACAGTCACACCGGCCGCGGCGAACACAGCTTATGCGTTGGCGTGGGATACAACGGTTATTTCTGAGGGCGTATCTTTGACTGGCAGCCCCACAACGCGCCTGACGGTAGCGCATAGCGGCCTCTACAACTTCGCCGCCCGCATCCAGTTCTCGTCCGCAAACTCCAACCTAAAGTCAGGCTGGATGTGGCTGAAGAAGAATGGAACGACCGACATTTCGTCGAGTACGGCGGTTGGCTCGTTGAAGGACAGCGGCGGCTATGCGGTTCTCGCCATCAATGACTTCGTGTCTTTGGCTGCAAATGACACGAAGTCATTGA